CCATGAATAACATCGCTAACAGCCTAAATAGGATTCCCGAAAGTGAAGAGGATATAAAGGCCCAGCAACTTACAGAGAAACTTATAAGCCTATCTGCTAACTTAGCCGTATTGGCGTTATCAAAGCCGAGGTGTGGTTGCGATAAGATGCTTTGTTCAAACTGTAGAAGGGATAAAGTAGAGCTTGAAGCAGCTAACGGACTTAAAGAGGTGCTGGCTCAGTTTGGAGTGTCATTAGAGGAGGCACAGTAATGAGCGACATAAACGATAACGCTATTGCAGAGGCCGTATTACTGGTCGAGGTTGAGAGACAGCTTCATATTTTGAACACTAAATTCAAAGACCTTGAAGTTCGATACAATAGAGTACTCGATCAAAGAAATCAGTTGCACGAAATTGCTACTGATATGTGGATCTACGGGATAGCTTCACCAAAATCAAAGGGCAAATGGGCTGAAACGATGGATAAGTTTGAGCGCCTGGATAACCTGTTAAATGAATTAGGGGACTAAAATGAAAATCATAGGACTATACGGACCACAGAAAGTAGGCAAGACCACAGTAGCCGAAGCTATTGAGCACATAACAAAGCCATATGGTTGGAAGAGGATGTCCTTTGCACAACCAATCCGAGAGATGCTTCGCCCTATCCTACCTGCTTCTGCTTTATCGCCATTTGCAGATAAGGATAAACCATTGCGAATGCTAGGAGGTAAAAGCGTAAGAGATGCTTTAAAGTTATTGGGAACTGAGTGGGGGCGCGATTTAATTACAAATGATATTTGGATAAATGCGTTACTGAGTCGAGCGGAGGAGAATAAATGGGATAAAATTGTTATAGATGATTTAAGGATGGATAACGAAGCTCACGCTATTAAGAGCTTGGGCGGTATCATCGTAAAGATTACTCGTAGCCATGAAATGCCTATGGATGTTACTCACAAGTCAGAATTACAATGGCCCAAGTGGCAGCCTGACCTATTCGTAGTAAATACAGCACCGACTAGTTGTGCCCAAGAGATACTTGAATTCGCACATCGTGCAAATCTTAAATAAACACCTACCATGACTCCTATTAAAGATAATGTTTTGATTCAACTCGATAACAGAAGCACTGTTTCAAATGGGGGAATTCATATACCTAAAATCTCTCAAAGAGCCGAGGAATGGGGCACGGTTATCTCTGTAGGCAAGGACTGCGTAGATCTTTCCGAGGGAGATAGAGTTTTGGTACTCAGAACACAAGGGACTCATTATATACAAAATCAAGTTGACATGATCATTTTGCGGGAGAAGAAAGTACTGGCCATAGACTTAGCCTAGAGTTATATTTTAGCGATAACTCACTGCTTATGTTAAAGGCACTATCCAAGGTATTTTCATTGGGAAAGGTCGATATGCCCGACCTTTCTGGGGCAACTGCGGCTGAGTTGGCGGTGCTATCCCGTGTCGCGTTTGGAAAAAAGGAACGAGACTTTATCGAGTACAACCTAAGAGTACCGATTAACAAGTTTACCGACTATAGCTCATACATTGAGGTAGGCAGTAAGAAGGTATGGGCTAGTTTTAGAGCGTGTAAACTGATCGCCTCCGCCCTCGTATCCGCATCTTTCCGAATTTACCAAGAGCGTGCCGGTCTTGTAGATGTGACTAAGGAAAGGGGTTGGTTTTTGCAAAGACCAAACCCATATGACTCTTGGGAAGAGATGGTCGAGATGTGGGTTTTCCACATGGAGTTGACGGGGAATGCCTACTGGCTAAAAGACGAAATCGACCTGAAGGGTCGTCCGAAGTATATTTACCCGCTGTTGCCGCAGTACATGAAGGTAACGCCGGATAGGAAAACCCGAGTCCTTGAATATGTGTACACAGTAAATGGGCTCGAAACCAAATTTAGTCCTGAAGAGATCATTCACTTTAGGGGTAGTAACCCAAAGAGCCTTATCATGGGACTAGGCTCGATTGAACCGGCTGAAACGGTCTACGGAGAGTATATCAACAAAAGCCTACTCAACGAAAAGTTCGTAGAAAACGGAGCGCAGCTTTCAGGGATTTTGACTCGCGAAACGGAGATCGATGACGAGGACCAATGGGGTGCCCTAAAGAGGAAGTTTAACCTTGAATACTCTGGGAACAAAAATGCGGGCAAGGTCGCTTTTCTAAACGGGAAGTGGCAGTATCACCGTCTCGGCCTGACAATGGAGGAAATGCAGTCCCTGGAGAAGGACCGCTGGACTCTGAACCAGATTTTTTTGAATCACGGCGTTCCGCTTTCCATCGCAGGCATCGAGAATGCGGCAGCATATGGAACCGCAAAGCAAGACGAGATAAACTTCCGCAGGTACAAGATCGTACCGATGCTCGATATCCTGGTAGGAAAGCTGAACGCAAACGGCTTTATCCAAGTAGGGGACCAGTCGATAAGGCTGGCTTACGAGATGTCTGGGCTGGTGGATATCGAACAAGTCGTTAGGGAGTACGGCCCTCTTGTCGATAAAGGAGCCATGACTCCGAATGAGCTAAGAGAACTTTGTAACCTACCGCTTGTGGACAACCCTTTGCTGGACCAATTCTACATGAACGCTGGCCGAGTGCCATTGGAGTTGGTCGGCATTGGTTCGTATAACGGCTCAACAGTAGCAGCACCGCAGACGGCAGATCCGGCGCAATGAATGCCTTTTTAAGGGCAAAGAAGGCTTGTTGTGGCAAACCTTCTCCCTCTCTTTTATTCAAAAGATATAGAAAGTCATCCGTTCCAGAAGGAGGGTGGGACGAGTCGAACTTTCAGTCTCCAGAAGGAGATAAGCTGCTAAACGACATCTCGAATGTCATAATGATGGCGAAATTGAGAGGGATTCGCTCTCTTAACGAGATACTAAGCTCGGTGATGGAGACACAGGTGCTGGAAGTCATAGACCAAGCTAATGCTATTTACGGAAGGTCTTTTTCAACAGCTACTGAAGTGGCACGGGAGTCTGGTCCTAGCAAAGAATACTTACTTGCGCTGTGGCTTTTAGCCATTGATCAAGTGATGCAGGCAGGCTCGGTACAGGTGGCGTTAGTTGCAACTCCGGTGATACAAAGCATAGTAGACGACATTTATCGTAAGACTATGGAGCTTTTGGGAGCTAGTCCAAATAAGGTGCAAGTCACTCTTATGACTAATAGAGCCAGGTCTATAGCCAATTCGCTGTCTTCTATAACGAACACTACTACCGAGAGGATGCAGTCTACGGTCGAGGATGCAATAAAAGCGGGCGCAGGACTGCTGGGCGTGATAGCTGCGGTGAAGGGCAGACTTAATGTGATCTCGACTAATAGGGTTAGCACGATCCTCAGAACAGAGATAGGTAGGGCAGCAGATGAAGCTGTATTGTCAGCATATGGAGACTCAAAGGCAGTTAGCCATGTGTCTGTGGTAGGTTGTCAAGCAATTGAGCCAGGAATCCCAACCTACTCTGGAGTGCCGACCTGCAACATTCAAAATGTACCAGTAAGTGCGGCAAGAAGGCTAACCTTCCACCCAAACCATACAGGCATAATTATACCATCTGCTTTTTACAGTAGAAATGGATTGCCTCCAAAATTAGTTGTAAGTAGAGGGAGGGCTTAATGAGTCAAGCAACGACATTGGCTGAAGTCGTAACAAAAGAGAACGCGATTTTAGTTAAGTTAGCACAGCACGCAAAGACCAGCTTTCGGTCTTTCATGCATATAATGTACCCGCAAAACAGCGATCAGCAGTACATCATTGGGGATCTACATGAAAAGCTGATCGAGCTAGTCCAAGACTGCTTTGACGGAAAGGTCAATCCTCATCAAATCGTCTCAGTGCCTCCGCAGCACGGCAAGAGCCGCTTATTGTCTGTCAGGTCGATAGCATGGTTAATTGGAGCAAAACCGGGAATCCATATTGCCTTGACTGGGTTTAATGGAGACCTGCTCGCTGATTTTGTTTCAGAGGTTAAGAGCATCATTGATAATCCCCGCTACTATTTAATTTTTGGAGATGTAAAACCAGTACTAGGGCATGAC